CAGCAAAACTACGCTGCTAACCAATCAGTAATTGAAACTGATCAATCATCCGATGGCGGTACTTTAAGAAGATCTTCATATTAGTTGGTAGTATAACTATTTTTACTTATATTATATAAAAAGGTTGTATAAGTGTTTTATATTATTGAAGAAGAAAGTAAGTTAGAAAACTTACAACGGTTATCTAGTTTAGGGTTTTATATAGAGGTTATATCCTCTAATGATAATTTTCATCCAAAACTTACATCTACAGTTGCTGTTTATGTTAGACCTCTTAAAAGCAAGAGAGGATATATTATTCCAGTCAATCACGATGAAGGTATGAACGTATCAAAAGAACGTATATCCCAAGTTCTTTTATCTTGCAAAAAGATATATACGTATAATAAAAAAGAGTTACTTTACCACTTTAATATACAAGCAGCAATAGATTTATCATTACTTTACTCGATGACTTTATACGATAAGTTACAAGTAAAGGAAGATATATCAACTGTTAATTACTATTACAACAGATATTCGAACTTTAAAAATATAAACAAACTAATTCCTCTTGCGAAACTATTTGAAAAGTATGAAAAAAGATATAATTCTATAGAAAAGTATATTGATTTAGAAATACCTGATAATTTTAATTTTTATAATAATACTGCAACAAATGTATTCTTTTTATTAGAACAATCAGGATTAGGAGTTTATTACGAACCTTTTAATGAGATCTTTAAACCAAAAGACCCATCTTATAATATTATAGACAATACAGTATTAACATCATACAATTTATACAATGTCACATCTAGACCTACTAATGCTTTTAATAGCGTTAACTTTGCTGCTATCCCTAAAAGCAGAGAACATAGAGCTTGTTTTCATCCCAAAGGGGATACGTTTATTGAGTTGGATTTTGACGGGTATCACCTTCGTTTACTTTGTGAACAGATTGATTATCAGTTATCAGATGAATCAGCTCATAAACAGTTAGCTAAACTATACTTTGAAAAAGACGAAATAACAGATGAAGAATATACACAAGCCAAGCAAATTAACTTTCATGCAATTTACGGAAAGATACCCGAGAAATATGCTTTTCTCGAAGTTTTTGAAAAAATCGATGAATATATTAAAGGGTTATGGACCGAATACCAAAAAAACGGAAGAGTCTTGGCGCCAATTAGTAATAAACCATTCACTAAGGAGTTAAAAGATATGCATCCTCAGAAATTAATGAATTATGTAATGCAAAGTTTAGAGACATCACGTAATATCATTATAATAAAAGAAGTTTTAAGATTTTTAAAAGATAAAAAAACTAGTCTGGTACTATACACCTATGATGCACTTTTATTTGACTACTATAATGAAGATGGCGAAGAAACATTAGAAGAGTTAAAAGAGATATTAGAATCTGGTGGTAAATACCCAATAAAAACAAAATACGCTAAAGATTTAAGTTTATAAAAGAAAAAGATATTTATATATGATTAACAATGTAATAGATTCAAATTTCGATTACGACATCGAACCAATTTATTTGAACGAAGATATGAGCAACAAATTATTCTGTACATTTGCCACAGAAGAGACATTAGATTCAATTCTGAAGGAAGTACAGGAAAGATACAAGATTATCTACAATAAAATTTTTGTACTATATTCTAAATCTCAAGATGAGTACATTTGTACTTATAATGTTGATTTTGGTAATATTGGTACGTTTTTAGATAACACTATTCTTGTACATAGAAAGAAAGAGTCAAACACTCTATATACCATCAATGCCTTAAATACTCTTATCAAAGAGTTAAATGGAGGTGTTCTTGATACATCCTACCGTATCAATTGGACAGATTATAGAAATTGCATACTACTTACAAAAGGACCTGAACTCAAAAGGGTTAATACAAAACTTTTTAAGATAGTTGAGTTGGAGAACTGAAAAAAAGTTCTTATATTATAGTATAATAAAAGTTATAAATAAAAATTAGTTATATGGCACTCGATTTTAGTAAAGTGAACGACCGTATTAGTGCGTTCAACAAAAACAGTCAACCTACAGAAAAGATTGACTACACAACAATTTTTTGGAGACCCCAAGAAGGTAAACAGGTGGTTAGATTAGTACCATCAGTAGTGGATCCTACGTATCCATTCACAGAGATGAAGTTTCATTATAATTTTGATTTTCCTATTCCTGCATTATCAAATTTTGGTAAGCAAGACCCTGTAGAGGAGTTTGTTAAGGAGTTAAGAAAATTAGGAGGAGATGATAACTTTGACGAAGCAAGAAAGTATTCACCTAAGACAAGAATCTTAGCACCAGTAGTAGTTAGAGGAGAAGAAGATAAAGGAGTTAGATTATGGAACTTCGGTATTACTATCTATGACTCTTTACTTAAACTAGCTAAAGATGAAGATATAGGTGACTACACAGACGTTATTAATGGATGGGATATGGTAGTTGAAATGACTCCTAAAAACTCTCAAAGCCCTTATCCTAAAACAGAGATAAGAATTAAACCAAAACAGACTCCATTATCTGATGATAATACATCTGTAGAGACTTGGTTAAAAGAGCAACCAAAACCGTTAGAAGTATATAAAGCTTACGATTATGAGTTTATTAAGAAACAACTTAAGAAAGCTACATTAGGTACTTCAGAAGATAGTAATACAGATACATCACTGCCAGAAAGCTTAGGTCAACAAAAGACAGACTTTACTTTGGAAACAGCTACGGCTGGCAACAAAGACACAGTTAGTAAATTTGACGACTTATTCGAATCATAGATATGGCAAAAGAAGAAACTATAAAGAAAGCGACCGCTGCTGTACGCAAGTCGTTTAACTTAGGCAACTTTAAAAAGAAGAAAGGATATTCAAACTCTTCTGTAAAATTCAAAGAACAAGGATGGATACCTTTATCTAAAGCATTNCAAGACATCACTTCATTACCAGGTATTCCAACAGGACATATTACTCTTTTAAGAGGTCATAGTGATACCGGTAAAACAACTGCTTTACTTGAAGCAGCAGTAAATGCTCAAAAATTAGGTATACTACCAGTACTGATTATCACAGAGATGAAATGGTCTTGGGAGCATGCTAAGGAAATGGGTTTACAGTTTGATGAAGTTTTAGATGATAAAGGTAATGTTATAGACTACGAAGGTCATTTTCTTTATGCAGATAGAGGTACTTTAAATTCTATAGAAGAAGTAGCAGTACATATGGCTGACCTTATGGATGAACAAGCAAAAGGTAACCTACCTTATGATATGTGTTTCTTTTGGGATAGTATAGGTTCTGTTCCTTGTGATCTTTCAATACGTTCTAATAAGAATAATAATGAATGGAATGCAGGGGCTATGTCTACTCAGTTTGGTAACAACCTTAATCAAAAGATTCTATTATCTAGAAAAGAGAATTCACCTTATACTAATACGTTAGTAGCTATTAATAAAGTATGGACTATGAAACCTGAATCGCCTATGGGTCAACCTAAGCTTCAGAATAAAGGTGGTATGTCTATGTGGTACGATGCTACTTTAGTAGTTACTTTTGGTAACATAACTAATCCAGGTACATCTAAGATTAAAGCAATCAAAGATGGTATGCAGGTTGAGTTTGCTAAACGTACAAACGTACAAGTAGAAAAGAACCATATCGGTGGAGTACAATCTAGAGGTAGAGTAGTAATGACTCAGCATGGGTTTATACCTGACGACAAAAGACAGATCGATAAGTATAAAGATGCTCATAAAGACCACTGGCTCAAGTTAGTTGGTAGTTTAGACTTTGATTTAGTAGAGGAAGGTGACTTAGAAGAAACTCCAATCGCACCTAACTTACTAGATTAATGGCTCATAAAGATATATTAGAGAACTTAAAGGAAACCCCACCCCGAGCATATAACGATCATATTATGGTTGTAGATGCTATGAATATGTTAATTCGTAGTTTCTCATTGCTCAAGGCGATGAATCCTGACGGTACCCATATAGGTGGTATTGTTGGGTTTCTTCGTTCCTTAGGATACGTTACACGTATATTTGATCCTACAAGAGTAATAGTTGTATGGGACGGTAAAGGAGGTTCTGCAAATAGAAAGAATATTAATCCAGACTATAAAGCTCAAAGAGCTACTGCACGTATCACCCATTGGGGTTTATATGATACTAAGCAACAAGAGATGGAAGCATTAATTGGTCAGTTGATACGTGTTCAAGAGTATTTAGAATGCTTACCAGTTGTTCAAGTACAAATGGAGAAATTAGAAGCAGATGATATAATGGCTTACATTGCTAAACAGTCATCTAACTCTAAGGTTAAAAAATGTACTATTATATCTTCCGATAAAGACTTCTTACAATTAATAGACGACACCATTGAAGTATATGCTCCAGTAAAAAAGAAAACTTTTACCAAAGATAATATTTTTGACGAACTTAAAGTACTACCTGAAAACTACAATCTCGTAAAATCACTATTAGGTGATAATTCAGATAATTTAAAAGGAGTTAAAGGATTAGGCATAAAAACGATTGTGGCAGAGTTTCCTAAGTTACTCAAAGAAGTAACAAATCTTGATTACATTTTCAAAGTTGCTGAAGAAAAGTTAGATGGCAAGAAAATATTTGCTAAAATTATACATAACTGGAAACATGTTGAAGATAATTTTCAGATGATGGACTTACACGATACAGCATTAAGCGAATCAGAAATAGAAGTCGTTATGGAAATTATGAAGACTAAAGTAGGTAAAATTCAAATAGGAGCTTTTTTAGCTTTTCTTGATAATGATAATATAGAAGGTATTACAAAAAATACCGTAGGTTGGTTAGATAATTTTAGAGGATTAATTGTAAAATGATAAAAGGAGTCACAGCAGGTAATTTTGACGTAATACATCCAGGTTATATTGAGATGTTTAAAGAAATGAAAAAAAATTGTTCAGTGTTGATTATACTACTTCATACTGACCCATCAATTGAAAGACCTGAAAAACTTAAACCTATACTTTCTTCTAGAGAAAGAAAAGATATGTTAGAAAGTATTAAGTATGTAGATGATGTTATTAGGTACACTTATGAAGAGCAACTATATGATTTACTTAAATTAGGTCAGTTTGATGTTAGATTTTTAGGAGATGATTATAAAGATAAACCATTTACAGGAGATGACCTCAGGGTACCTATTCACTATATAGATCGTTCTCATGGGTGGTCAACAACTAAGTTTAAAAGATTGATTGCAGAAAATTATGAAAGCAGTAATTGTTAGCGGATATTTTAATCCTCTTCATAAAGGTCATTTAGAATTATTAGAAGCTGCAAAACAAGCTGGTGACATTGCTATTGTTATAGTTAACTCAGACATGCAAAGGTACTTAAAAGGTTCTAAAGAGTTTATGTTAGAGGATGAAAGATTAACTATTATAAAAGCTCTTAGATGTGTTGATCATGCTTTAATATCAATAGATAAGGATAAGACTCAAATTGAAACTCTAAAAGAATTATATGCTACTTATTCAGGTGTTTATTCACTAGCATTTGCAAATGGAGGAGATCAAAGTAGTAAATCTATTCCCGAAACACCAATATGTACAGAATTGGGAATAGAATTAATAGATGGGTTAGGAGATAAAATACAATCAAGCAGTTGGTTATTAGACAAAAAATAACTATATTTAAAAATAATTAAAGGTTATACATGACATTAAAATCATTAAATTCGTACGGTAAAGCATTTCAATTAAAAGTGCTAGGTTCTCTCTTAACTGACAAAAAATTTCTTTTAAATGTAAGAGATGTTCTTCACAATGATTATTTCGATGCCGATACACATAAGTGGATTATTGATCAAATAATTAACTACTTCGACAAGTACCATACTAGTATTACTATGGACGTTCTTAAAGTTGAATTACAAAAGCTAGAAAACGAAGTACTTCAAGTAGCTATTAAAGAAGAGTTAAGAAACTCATATGAAGCATCTCAAGATGATTTAGATTATGTACAAGAAGAGTTTCAAACCTTCTGTAAGAATCAAGAAATGAAGAATGCTATACTTAATTCAGCCGACCTTCTTAAAGATCATGACTTTGATGGTATAAGGAATATGATTGAAAAGGCAATGAAGGCAGGTATAGACAAAAATATTGGACATGAATATAACAAAGATGTTGAAAGTCGTTACCGTGTTGATTACCGCCCTACTATACCTACACCTTGGCCTATCCTTAATGACAGTATTCAAGGTGGATTGGGACCTGGGGACTTGGGTATTATATTCGGTAGTCCTGGTGGTGGTAAATCTTGGACTATGGTTGCTATCGCTGCTCATGCTGTTAAGTTGGGGTATAAAGTTAATTTTTACACTCTGGAATTGGGAGAAGATTATGTTGGAAAAAGATTCGATTGTTACCTAACTGGTTACGGTATAGATGAAATTAACAGTAAAAGAAAAGAAGTACAAACTCATATAGATAACCTTAAAGGTAAGTTAATTGTAAAAGAATACCCACCAAAAGGAGCTTCAGTTTCAACAATTAAGTCTCATGTACAAAAATGTATTGACATGGATCATAAACCAGACATGATTATTATAGATTATGTTGACTATCTAAAAGCTCCTTCTAGAGGTAAAAATTACGAAAGAAAAGACGAGATAGATGATGTATTTATCGCTACCAAAGGACTAGCAAAAGAATTAAAGGTCCCTATACTGACACCGTCGCAGGTTAATCGAATGGGAGCAAAAGATAGTGTTATTGAAGGAGATAAAGCAGCTGGTAGTTACGATAAAATGATGGTAGCAGATATTTGCTTATCTTTATCAAGACAGAAAGAAGATAAAGTTTTAGGAACTGGTAGAGTTCATGTTATGAAGAATCGATACGGTATGGACGGTATGACATTTAACGTTATTATGGATACTAATAATGGCCATATCGAATTTAAAGATAAAATGGAAGAAGATACTAGCACCGAAGCAAGTCCTTTTTCAGTAGTAAGTAAAGAAAAGTTGGAAGATATTTTCGCAAATAAGTTATGATGGGATATTTATTAACATGCCCCGAAAGACATTTATCTGACGGGTCTTTTCGTCTAACGCCCCACCAAATATATAAGTATATATGAGTTTATTAAAAGAAAGAGTTGTGTACAAGCCCTTTGAATATCCAAAGGCATATGATTACTGGTTAAAACAACAACAAGCACATTGGTTACATACAGAAGTACCAATGGCACAGGATGTTACTGATTGGAAATCAAATATGAAAGACTATGAGAAAAACGTAGTAGGTCAAATCTTAAAAGGATTTGCTCAAACAGAAACTATAGTAAATGACTACTGGTCAACTTTAGTTACTAAGTGGTTTAGGAAGCCGGAAGTTATTATGATGGGTACCACTTTAGGTTCTTCTGAAACGATTCATGCTGAAGCTTACTCTTTATTAAATGAGCAGTTAGGATTAGATGATTTCTCAGAATTTTTAGAAGATGAAGCTACTATGGCTAAGATAGAAGCACTAATGAATGTTAGAGATAATGATGATGGCACAGCTAACTGGCATGAAAGAGCAAAATCGTTAGCAATATTTTCAGCATTTACTGAAGGTGTTAATTTATTTTCATCCTTTGCAGTTTTACTTTCTTTTAAAATGAGAAATAAGCTTAAAGGAGTAGGACAGATAGTAGAATGGTCAGTAAGAGATGAATCTCTTCATTCAGAAGCAGGATGCTGGTTATTTAGAACTTTAATGGAAGAGCAACCTAAATTCAAAACTAAGAAGTTAATTAGTGAAATCGAAGATGCAGCTGAAATGAGTATGAAATTAGAATTTGATTTTATAGATAAAGTGTTTGAAATGGGAGATTTAGAAAATTTAACTAAAGAGGAGTTAAAGAATTTTATCAAACATAGAATTAACACTAAGATGTTAGATTTAGGATTAACTCCTATCGTACCATCTGCAGATATAGATAAAGGAGCATTAAAAACTATGAAATGGTTTGATGCTGTTATAGCAGGTAAACAACATACTGATTTCTTTGCAAACAGAGTAACAAATTACAGTAAAGGTCATTTAGACTGGTCAACAGCATTTTAATAATATGTTATGAGTAAGCTTTTTGTTTACGGATGTTCATTTTCACATGCCTATGTAAGCAACGAAAAGTTACCTCCTATTAAAAACGATGAAGGATGGCCTTCTATAGTTGCTAAAGATATTAATTATGAGATTGTTGATAGGACTGAACCTGGTTTTGGGTACAATCACATAGTGAATCGTTTGAATGAAGATTTAGTAACTGATAAAATTAACAGACAAGATATAATTTTAATCAGTCCATCAACATTTCAACGTCTAACGTTCCCTGAACTTAGAGACAAAATAATATCTGGTGAAGATGGAGTACAAGATTGGATGGAATTAAATGCTAAGTACGGAAAGAGTATAAAAGAAATTGTAGAGATAAACGTTATGCGTTTTTACTTAAAAATTAAAACATTGAGTGAATTAGGTTATAAAATATATGGATGGTGTTGGTCATTAGGTAGACTTAACTATACTTCTGCAATGAAAAAGTATCTAAAAAAGATAGATAAGAATTTAATTTCTGCTCCTGATTCTACATTACTATGGGAAGATTGGATACTTGATAACCCTAACTGTATGTTAATACCAGGTAAACCACTATCAGACGGTTCTTGGACTGGAGACACACACTTTAGTAAGCATGGACATAAAGTTGCTGCAGATCATTTCGTTAAATTTTTGAAAAAAATAATATGAGTATAGTAGTAGATACTTCCAATTGGGAGAAAGGAAAAGATTATCCAGAATGGATGAACGAAGTTTCAATTGCAACTATTTCAAAAGGCTACCTTATGCCTGGAGAAACACCTAAGACAGCATATAGACGTGTTGCTGAAACAATTGCAAAAAGATTAGATCGACCTGATTTAGCGAATAAATTTTTTCGTTATATATGGAAAGGTTGGTTGAACTTAGCCTCACCTGTTTTATCTAACACAGGTAATGATAAAGGTTTGCCCATCTCATGTTTCGGTATTGATACACCGGATTCTATTAGAGGAATTGGCCTTACTAACGCAGAGTTAATGAGGCTTACCTCTCTAGGGGGTGGAGTTGGAATAGGGCTATCTAAAGTTAGAGGAAGAGGAGAGAAAATTGGTGATGGATCAACAGGACAATCAGAAGGAATCATACCATGGGCTAAAATATACGATTCTACTATTATCGCTACTAACCAAGGTGCTGTTAGAAGAGGAGCAGCATCAGTAAATTTAGATATTAACCATCCAGACATTCATGAATACTTAGAAATCAGAAGACCAAAAGGAGACCCTAATAGACAGTGCCTCAACTTACATCAATGTGTAGTTATTGATGATGCTTTTATGCAAAAACTAGAATATAGGGACGCAGAGGCTATGGAATTGTGGGTAAAGATTTTAAAGTCTAGAGTAGAAACTGGTGAACCATATATTATGTACGGTGATAACGTTAATAATGCTAATCCACCTGCATACAAAAAGAACAACTTAGACGTTTCAATGACTAATATATGTTCTGAAATTACTTTACATACAGATGATGAACATTCATTTATATGTTGTCTGTCATCTTTAAACCTAACTAAATGGCATGAATGGAAAAACACGGACCTAGTAGAAACCGCAATATATTTTTTAGATGGAGTATTAGAAGAGTTCTTAACAAAAACTTCTGGAAGAGAATCGTTAGCAAGAGCACATAGATCTGCTAAAAAAGGTAGAGCAATAGGTTTAGGAGTATTAGGATGGCATACATTCTTACAAAACGAAAGATTACCATTTGCATCTATTGCTGCAACTTCATTTACTCACCAAATATTTTCAGATATAAAGAATAAAGCAGACGAAGCTTCAAGAAAATTAGCAAATGAATACGGAGAACCAGTTTGGTGTAAAGGTACTGGTATGAGAAATACTCACGTAATAGCAATAGCACCAACTGTATCTAATAGCACTATAGCAGGTGGAGTATCAGCTGGTATAGAACCAATACCTGCTAACGTATTTACATTTAATTCGGCAAAAGGTACGTTTATTAGGAAAAACTCTGCATTAGAAACGTACTTAGAAGAAAAAGGTGCAAATACTGAAGAAGTATGGGATCAAATAATGAAAGATAAAGGTTCAATCGCTAATTTACCAGAGGACGTAATGCCAGCAGACGATAAACCTATATTTTTAACGTTTGCAGAAATAAACCAACTACAATTAGTGGAACAAGCAGCAGCTAGACAAAAATACATAGATCAAACACAATCACTTAATTTAGCTTTTGATCCAACTGATAGTCCTAAGTTCATAAACGAAGTTCACCAAACAGCTTGGAGATTAGGTATAAAAACTCTATATTATTTAAGAACAGATTCAGTTATAAACGGAGATATTGGTAGCAGAACAGCTTTAGACTGTCTCTCCTGCGATGGTTAATAACAACCTATTTATTATATATGCCTAAACAGATTAAACTTACTGCAACTGGAATTGGTGCCGATGTATCATTGGTAGACATATACCATACTGCTGTGCTAACTGGTAGCAACTTAATATCTTCCAGTATTAACCCAGACTTACTCACAGGTTCTGGGATTACCTTTACAGTTGAAGATAATGTTACTTCATTTTGGGCTTATGCAACTACTGGTTCATGTTTAGGAGCATCTGGTAGTGTTACTGCAAGTGTTTATTCTCCTAACACGAGATACTTATCGTTTAATGCTTCCGGAAGTAATGAAAATGGTACAATTGAAATGGATTCACCATTCACTATAACTGCTACAACTTCTTCATTTACAGCATCAGTTAATTTTAACGTATTTGATCAAGCTACTGTAACTGCAACTAGTCATGAATACCCAGATGACCAATTTCAAGGATGGTATTATTCTAACACAAGTTCAGCAGCATTCTTCACTGGGTCTACACTTACCTTAACGTTAAATACGTTTACAGGATCTGATGATATTTATGCATTCTTTGCTGATTTATAACAGGAAAAAGTTGGTATCCTGAGTAAAAGTCCCTATATTTATATTAAATAAGTTATATGAGCAAAATAAGTGCAAAAGCTAGGTATACCCAACTCATGGAGTGGTTACCAACTCTCAAAAGCTATAGAGATAAATACATGAAAAAAGATGACCCTAAGAAAGGAAACAAGAAGTTTTCTAAAGCTGATCATTACAAAAAAACTAGAACTAGATATGGCGATAACCGCAATTAAATTTTATGCCGATTGGTGTGGACCTTGTAAGGTGTATGCTAAAACGTGGGATAAGGTTACATCTGAACTAACCGATGTTGTGTTTGAAAACGTTAATATTGAAAAAGATACTACAGGAATGGCTGCTAAATATAAGGTTACAAGTATCCCACATACAGTAGTAGTTAAAGAAGGCACAACTAATGCTAAGACAGGCAGATTATCTGCAGAAGAACTTAAAAACTTAATACTTAATTAAATGTTACGAAAACCAGATTCAATACCAGCGAATGAAACTATCGTTGAAGACCCAGTAATGGAACCATTTTTTATTACAAGATCACAAACAGGTGGGTATACTGTATATGAAAGAGTTATAAAAGGAGAAAACAATACAGCTTATATTAAGACTATTGGTTATCCTTCTAACTTTGGAAACGCACTTAGAAGTGTAGCTAGAGAGATATTAAATGAGGAAGGTAAAACTTATACTCTAAATGAATATGTAAAACGTTGGGAGTCTGTAGAAAATTCCTTAACTTCTATTATAGAATAGCGTTAGCCTATACGCTTAATAATACCTGGCAATTTTTAAATATAATTAAGATGGCAAAAAATGTTGTTGTAAGTCTAAGCGGAGGGATGGACTCCTCTACATTATTACTCAGATGTTTAAAAGAGTACGATCAAGTAACTGCTATATCTTTTGATTACGGTCAGAAGCATAGAGTTGAGCTAGAAAGAGCACAATCATTAGTAAATTATATTAATGAGACTTGCCCTTCTGATAACGAATGTTTCGGAGGTTGCAAGATTAACTATCAAGTTATTAAACTAGACGGTTTAGTTAACTTACTAAATTCAGCACTAACTGAAGGAGGAGA